TTTGCGGTCTTTGCTGCGGGTGCTTTTCCGCTGTCAAGACCCTTACGATAAGAATCAATCATCTCTTTACCCTTTTTGCCAACCCCCGGAATAAGGCCAACTATTGCTCCAATAGCTGCAAGCACAACATTCAGCAGAGCGTTGGCAAGCTTATCGCCATTTGTAGAAATCGCGTCGGCCATCGAGTTCAGGAATGAAAGCATAAGGTTGAAACCTGCATCGACTATTTGAGGAAGACCATTAGATATGCCATTTATAAACTTGGTAATTATGCTGACTGTTGTGGTGGTTATGCTCTCTATATGTTGATCGATACCACTGAGAAGAGCGTCTAGTAACTCTAAGCCGAGAACAACCAAATCTGGAACAACGCTTCTTAAAACAGTAAGGATTGACTCTACAATTTTGAGGAATGAATCCTTTATCGCCTCGGCGTTTTCGCCCAAAGTTTTAATTAATTCAGCAATTCCCTCGCCAATTCCTTTTGCCACGATAGGGAATGCCTGCGCCAACTTCTCAGCGCCCTTGCTAACAGGTCCTGCTGCCATAAGACATGCAGCAACCATCAACATTAAACCTGCGCCAACACCTGCAACGGCAACGCCAAGTAACGCTATTGCCCCTGTTAAGGCTAGCATAACGGGAACCAGAGGACTTAGTAAGCCAGACAATCCGGCAAATATAAGTAAGGTTCCTGCTAAGGCAGCCAAACCAACAGCCACGCCGAGCATAGGAAGAGAACTCAGAAGCGCAATAGCTGGGGCCATAATTACCAGAGCTCCCGCGACTATAATCATAGCGGCTGCTCCAGATAACGAGTTCTGCATCAGAGCCATGGCACCTGCTAAAATCACCAATGCGCCGAACATCACACTCAAACCTTGCCCAGCATCTTTGGTTGCGCTCATTTGAGCAACTGCTCCGGACATGATTTTGAGTCCAATAGACATAAGCAGAAGAGCAGCACTGACTTTCATGATATTGCCAGTACTTGATGCGATCTTACTCATTACCGCAGAAAATCCGACAATTTCGATTAACGCTGTAGCTAATCCGCCAAGTCCTTGCTCCAGTGCCGAGCGATCCATCGAAGCGAGAGCCGATATCGGCATAACAAGCAGGGTCATTGCCGCGGCCATTACAACCATCGCCTTTCCGGCTTCCATGAGACCCTTAGGTTTAAACTTCGAAAATGCATATGCGGTAGCGGTAAACCCAACCAACATGGCACCCAATGCTTCAAGTCCTTGGATAAGGCTATCTGTATCCATCGCACCGAGCTCTTGTACCGGCTCAGCAAGAAGATTTATTGCTACAGCCATAAGGATAAGACCAGCGGCGGTTCGCTTTAATGCCCTCGGTTTAATCTTCAACCTATCAAACGTGAAACAAAATGCGCCAAGTTCTGCTAAAAGAACGCCAACGCCTATGAGTCCTTGACCAATATTGTCCACTTCGCTCAAAGTCTTAACTGCTTTTGCAAGCACGACGATAGCAACAGACAAAGAGATAAGACCCTTTGTCACTTTTCCGCTGGTTATATATGATGCACCTGCAAGTTCTGTAAATAAAACCGCGATTGCTGCGACCGATGCAGTAAGCTTATCTGCAGGAACACCAGCTAACTGAACACAAGCATGCGCCAAAATACCAAGAGAAACTGCGATTGTCGCAAGAGTTTTTACTTTTATCGAAGTCTGAAAATCGTTTAACGTATCGGATAAGCCTTTGAACGTCTTCTTTACAGAGGATAAAGATTTCGGCAACTCTAATAAATCATCAAATTTAATCTGAAGACCGCCGAGCATATCTGCCAGTTTCTTTCCTGCCATCAAGATGCCGCTACCCGCAAGAAATGCACCTATTTTACCGAGATCGATTTTCGAAAGGCCCTTACCGATAAGTGAAAATAACTTGCCAAATGCGGTAGCTATTACATCAATAGCTTTTCCTTTGTGCTCGTCTATGAATGCGAAAACTTTATCAAGAGCTTCGCCAACATGCGCAACCGGCTCTGGAATTTTCTCAAATGCGTCTGTCACCGAATCGGCAAAGGCATACACTGTATCAATAAGTCCAAAGAAAAGATCATTTATCCCAAGCAGAAGACTGTGAATTATATCAAATACTCCGATTTTCTGTCCAAACTCGATCAGTGCAGATATTCCTCTACTTACGAAAGCGATAAAAGATATAAATGTCGTGAGCAACGCACCAAGCGCTGATTCGCCTCCGCCGCCATCGAGCACATCGAATAATCCGGCAAAAGCATCTTTCAACACGCCCACAACATCGCTAACAGCAGTTAAAATATCCGTAAAATAAGGCTGCCAACGAACAAAAATTTTCATTCTTTCGGCAAACCCCTCGGTGAACTGCTTAAGCCTCTTGCCCAAGTAGTCCAGTCTCTGTAAAGAAGCTTTTGGGAATGCCGTTGAAAATGCTTTCCCAAGAGCTCCAAAAGCAGTCTTTAATCCATCTGCTATATCTTTCCTGCCACCAAGATCTTTCCACGTCTGAAGTATTGTATTACGAGTAGTAGAAGTCCTATTTACAAAACCAGAAATAACATCGTTTACGGAAGTCCAAAGAGTTTTTGCTTCTTCAAGATTTCCGAAAATAGTCTCGAACGTCTGAGCCCAGCCAGAGCCTATAGACTCCTTCACCGTATCAATGAGCTGCGAAAATGTCTTAACATCCTGAGCGGCCGCAAAAGCTTTTTTACCTATCTCGGTTGTTCCATCGGCATATCTACCGAGTGTAGTCGTCAAAACATCGGTCGTCATCCAAGCCGCCGACAACGAATCGTTGAAATTCTTAGTCGAACTTATCGCCTCATCGAAACCTCGACCACCGGTACCTTTAGTCAGAACCTTATACATTCCGTCAGACTGTTTTTCCAAAGTTCCGCACGCAACGGCTGTATCAATGAGTTGCTGCTTGAACTCTTTGGTTGCCATGTTTGCATTCTCGATAGATTTCCAGTCAATAAGCTTGACGTAACCTGCGGACAATGCTTGCGCAAAGTTATACATCGCCCTGAAGGATTCATTAGCATTTGCGCCTGAAACCGCGGCCTGATTACTGATACCCTGAATAGCCTTAACCGCAGTATCAAGATCTACACCCGCATTAGTAAACTTACCGATACTTGCTGTCATATCGGAAAACGAGTATATTGTTTTGTCTGCGTAAGTATTCAATTCGTTCAGATAACCATTCACTGTATCGATGTCCTTACCGGTACTCGCCATGATAGTTTGAATAGAATTCATCTTCAACTCATACTCGGCAAAGCCAGCCTTCACCTGATCAATAGTTAAAGATTTGGCCATCTGTTTTCCAAAATTGATTGCAGAATTTGTTAGATTTACGAGGGCGGTCATTCCGACAATTTCCAAAGCCGAAAATCTGCTTTTCACACCATCTAATGCTCCGGAAATATTCGAAGCTGAAGCATTGAAATCCTTTGCAGAATTCTTAAACCCCAATTTTTCCCCAAGCTTATCAAGAACGGTCATTGTCGTGGTTACGTTCTTAAGAAAGTCTTGGGCATCGAACCGCATTTCGACGACGCGGCGATCAATACTTTCACTCATGCTGTTGTTATCTCCTTCCACGCCTCGTTAGCGAGTTCATCAAATATGGGGGCCAATGCAGGATTAATATAATCTCTTCCTGCCACATAGCCCCCGGTTCCGGTTCCATGTCCGTACTGCAAAATGATAGCAATATTGACATATTTATTAATATTCGTGTTTGTCCAATTGATAGTCCAGCCTTTCCCCGTGTTTTCTATTTCGTAACCCCAACACGAGGCAGTTAAACCACTATCTTTAGGCGTTGCAGCCGCCAAAGCTTGCACGCCTTTTGCTCCATACTTATTGAGGACCGACTCAATTTTTAGCTCCTTTGCTTTCTTTAGGAAGTCTTCGGTCTTCTTTCCTTCCCGTCTTGACGTAAGGCGAAACATTCGATTATCCTTTCGTATGGAATCTTGCTCTATTCGCGGCATTTATTGCTTTATGTTGAGCCGCGATCTCCCGTCTTGTCATCTTCTTAGGCGGCTCATTCTTTCGAGCGCATACCTCTATAAGAGTCAAGAGTTTATTAAGATGCCACTTCTGAAATTCAACTGGTATGTTGAACGCAATCATCCAATAATAGATTAACTCAGCCGTAATAATTTCCCTCTTACCACCCCTCTTCTCAATCTTCTTAAAAGTAGTAGCGGTCATTGGCGCCTCTATATAAGCTTGTATGTCTTTTATGTTCTGGTCAGTCAAATGCAAGTATGTCTCAGGCTTTACATTCTGTGTGAGTGTCATGCATTTTATATACTCCAAAATCTCATACGTGCTTTTCTCCGAAGAAAGAAACGGTTTCTCAAATTTTGACTCCCATTTTGAAATTGCAATGAGAGAATGCTCGAGTGTAAGTTTCTGCTCTTTTGAGTAGGTAAATGACATCGTTCTTTCATCGAATTGTTCGGATGCAGGGATGATAATATCAATCATTACTCAGAAACCTTCAGTTCTTCTTTTGCTTTGGCTGCGAGATTAGCAGGAATAATGCCGTTTACAAATTCAGATGCAGCTTTGGCATCTGTGGCAAGTTCCATGTAAATATCACTAAAAGCCTGTGTGTATATGAAATCGTTCAAGACTTCCTGATTCTTGATAAAACCTCTTCCATCTGGTGTCTTCACACCATACGATTTAACAAGAAGATCTTTGAAAATCTCAACGAGCTTTTTATTGTCGTTTGAGTTTATAATTCTGGACAGAACTCCCGAAAGACCACCATCAACAGACAGCTCCCACTCAGTGAGTTCCTGCTCTGTAAGATGGAAATAGAAATCTTCTGTTCTTTCGTTACCATCGAAATCGGTATAGGTTACAGTTTTCTTGATCATAAGTTGCTCCTTTCGTTCGTAAAAGAATAAGGGGTGTAATTTCTACACCCCTTTAAATTAGTTCTGCGGTGCTACATAACCGAGTGTGCTGAGAACAAGATCAGGAAGAGGAAGTGAAGGAGCAGTAGCAGTCTGGCCTTCTCCATCCTTACCATACAGCATATCCTCAAGAGCCGTAAGCTTAGCCTTATCTTCCTGTTTAGTAAACTTAGTCGAATCGATTGTAATGATCGAAGTCGGCTTAAAACCGGATACAGCAACTGGAGTTGTGTTCATTTCCCAACTCATCTCCGCAGGTTCCGGGCTATCATTGATCGTACTGTAGCTTTTTCCGGAAGGAGTTACTCTGGCTCCATAAACGATATGAAGCTTGTAACCATACTCAATTCCCTCAGTATCGTTACCGATAGTAGTTCTGTAGCAAAGTCCGAAAGCCTTTCTTGCCTGCTGGCCAACTGCTACTCCGTCAACCGGAACAGCAGAACCGTCGCACTCTGCAAACTCATCAGGATATGTATATGCGCCGATTGTAGCGCCGAACTCCTCAGCGCCCTGAATATTCAAGTACTTAATGTCATCAGCATATATGGCATTGAAGTCTGCTCCAGATGGATTCTCCTCAATGCTTGTAACGCCATTCCATGCAACTCCCTCGCCGTAACTGTTGCCCGACATAGGATACAGAACAACGTTCTTAACGCCGGTTTCATAGAAATGTTCACCGGTCTTGTCCCATACAAGTCTTGCCATTAATTATTACCTCCTAGTAATAAACTGTATAAACGTCATGGTAGAGATTGTCGCTGACAAATCTCCTGTCAAAAGAGCACATAGGAAAAGTGTTGAACATCTCATCCGAATAGTCTTTATCCGGATCTTTATGGATGAACGTGACAATGTATCGCTTTTCTTTAATGTACTTCTTGTTGTTAGCCGATCTTGTATACAGATCGTCCAGATTATAAACTATGGCAGGATATGCCATCTTAATTGTTGGAGGAGGTTGAAAGTAAACGTGATTACTTCCGAATAAAGCTAAAAGCTTCTCATGAAGCTGAATCCTCGTTCCCATTGTAGAGTCCTCCTATACTAAGAATTAGCCTTGGATGCTGGATTTCAACATCTGTTATCTTCCAGTTAGCACCCATGTACTTTATGTACTTCATGCCATAGATATGGTTGTATGCGTATTTATCGCCGACGATACTAAACTGATTACTGATCGAAATATCATCATTGATCTTTTCGCCAGATTCATTCCGCTTAGAACTTCTGATAATATCCCCACTGTAATTTCGTTTAGTAATCGTCGGCTCAAATACCCCAGGCTTCGTTTCCTGGGTTTCTTCAAATCCAATAACTCCAAAAAACTTAGCCATAAATTACCTCATTTTGAATTCTATTCAGTAGCTGGATTTTCTGTTGGTTCTGCAGATTCCTCTACAGGTTCTACGTAGCCCTTAGCTACAGCAATATTGTGAATCTGCTCAGCCGCAGTCTTTCCGTTACCGGTTCCGCCAAGTGCTCTAGCGATGTCACCAAGAAGTCCTGGAATAGTATTCTTGGTTACTTCTCCTTCACAAGCAGCTACCAGCTTCTTAAGTTCGCTTTTAACAGACATACACTACCTCCTTAATTAAGCAACAGGCTCCTCGATTGCGATTGCAGAGTAAACTCTTGTAAGAGCTCCGGAGCATCTTGTCTCCAGCAGGGACTTCAGAAGGTTGAAGTCGATGTCGAAGTCTGTGAAGTGAGTGATCTCGCCTCCCTTAGTTGCACCAAGGCTGTAGTCTGCCAGGTTTACACAGAGACCGAGAAGCTTGTGCTTATTGTTATCGTCATCAACTCTTGGAGCGAGGTCTGCGAACTGCTCAGCAGTAACGATCGAACCTACGTTAAGAGCGGAAGCGAGTTCAGCCTTCGAGCTGAAGATTCTATGACCATTTCTATCTCTTGCGAGAAGCATTACGTTCAGCATATGCGGAGTCATGTAGAAGTCCGGAGTTCCTGTGCCCTTGAACTTCTCTCTTGCATACAGGACCTTCTCGATCAGAGCCTCAGCGTAAACGAAATTGTCGCCGAAGAAGCTTCCTGTCTCAGAACCCTGGAGGGTTTCTCTCATTGCCTCAACGTCAAGATCATAGTGCAGTGTGAACAGTTCATCGTCTGTCCAGATAGGTCTGATATGCTCTGGGAAGATCTTGTCCTCGGACTCGTCGGATCTTCTGTCTCCTACCATGATAGCCATAGCAAGCTCTTCATTCAGGTTCATTCTGTCGATGTTGTAGAGGTACTGAACATAGTCGAAATCTGTGATGTCAACTACGTCATCTCTATGGAGCTGGCTCTTGACATATACTGTCTGAGGGTCAGTTGTTCTTCTTACGAGCTGGAAGTTTCCGGTCAGCTTCTTCTCGTTACCCTTCTTGTAACCCTTTGCTCTAAGAGCATCGATGTTACGGATATCAACCTGGGAAGTTCTGATTCTGGAAATAGGGCTCTTATGAACCTTACCAAGAACTGTTCCTACCCAGCCCTGGTCATTTGTGATAAGCTCCGGGGCACCAGGTCTTACGTCCTTGTACTCTGGGAACAGAGCGTCAACAGTGAGTCCTGTTACACCAGGAGCAGGCTGTACAAAACCGCTAACAGAAACGCCATCGTGCTGAAGTGTATCAGCGTCAAATCCGTTGTTAGCAGCATAAGTATTAAGAGCCGACTGGAATGTCATGCCAGGCTGCTTAGCCATGCTCAGGATCTCCGCCTGATCAGCATGAGTCAGTACATCATCTCTTTCATAATCGTTGTCAAACACATTGTGCTTCATATCTTCGTCTTCTCCTTCATCATCTACGTCGACACCGGCATCCTCAAGAGCCTGGCCGATCATGAAATAACAAACATTCTTCTGCTCTTCGGTCATGCTATCAAACACATCCTGAACAGTCTTATCTCCACCACTGGTGTTCTTTGCTTCGTCTGCCATATC